TACCTTTAGCCGTCTAGACGGTAGGGATAGACCTACAAAAATCTCGAGAAAAAATTAGTACTAAGTAATATACAAACAATAACCCATAACAATGGCACAACAAAATAGTACACTAACTACGAGTCTAACTCGTCCGGGTGCTAATAATGGCGGTACAGACGCCAGAGCACTTTATTTAAAGTTGTTCTCCGGGGAAATGTTCAAAGGATTTCAGCGAAACACAATCGCTAGAGACCTTGTAATGAAAAGAACTCTTCAAAACGGTAAGAGTCTTCAGTTCATTTTCACCGGTAGAACCACAGCCGAGTACCATACACCCGGCAACAGCATACTAGGTAACGGTGACGGTGCACCTCCAGTAGCTGAAAAGACAATTACATGCGATGATTTATTAATCAGTTCAGCATTTGTTTACGAGCTTGACGAAACACTTGCTCACTACGATCTACGTGGTGAAATATCCAAGAAGATTGGATACGCTCTTGCTGAAAAGTATGACAGAAAAATCTTCAGAGCAATCACCAAGGCAGCTAGACAAGCTAGCCCAGTTACAAAGTCTAACTTTGTAGAACCCGGTGGAACACAGATCCGTGTAGGTACAAACGCACAGGCATCTGACGCATACAACGCTACATTCCTTGTAAACGCTTTCTACGATGCAGCTGCTGCACTAGATGAGAAAGGTGTTTCTGGCGAAGGTAGAGTTGCTGTATTGAACCCAAGACAATACTACGAACTAATTCAGGGCGTAGGTGGATCAGGTTCAGGTGCTTATCTAATCAACAGAGATGAGCAAGGTGACGCATTACAGTCAGGTAATGGCATCCTCGAAATCGCAGGCATTAGAATCTACAAGTCAATGAACATTCCTTTCTTTGGCAAGTTTGGTACTAATCTAGGTGGTTCTGCTGGTGCAACAAACCCCGGCGTAGCTGCACCTACAAACACAGGTGACTTCGTTGGAGAAGCTATAGCAGACGAAAGAGCTGGTACAGGAGCTGTTAAGACCGTTAACACATACGGAAACCTTGACAACTTTAATAACAGCTGTGGACTTATCTTCCAGAAGGAAGCTGCTGGCTGTGTTGAAGCAATCGGACCACAAGTACAGGTAACATCTGGAGACATTTCAGTTGTATACCAAGGTGACGTAATTCTAGGTAGACTTGCAATGGGAGCTGATTCACTGAATCCAGCTGCTGCTGTTGAGCTTATCGCTGGAGCTGCGGTATCTAACTCTACAACAACGTTCGAGTAATTTATTTTTTATACGGGGGCTTCGGCTCCCTTTTTTTCTTATGGCTACCACAACTATTGACACCGATACCGAACTATCCGCAGTGAACGCAATACTGGGAGCTATCGGACAATCACCTATATCACAACTTAAAGATCCATCTACTGGAGTTATAGCAAACGCTAACCCAGAAATACAATTTATATATAACTTACTACGTGATGCTAATGTTGACACACAGGCAGAAGGCTGGCACTTTAACAGAGAACGTCATGTAACATTTAGTAAAGATACTACAACTAACAAAATAGCTATATCAAATGACATAGTTAAAATAGATTTACCAGATAACTGGAGCAGAAGACATTATAACTTTGTTAGACGTGGTGGTTATCTATATGATAAAATTACACACACCGATACATTTACTGACATGGGTACAACCATTGAGTTAGATGTTATCAGACTATATAACTATGAAGATCTACCTTCTGTATTTAAAAGATACATAAATTACAGAGCATCAAGAATGGCAGCTACACAGCTTGTAGCTAACCCACAACTTGTAAAGTTACTAGGCTCACAGGAAGCTTTAGCACGTGCAAGTCTTATGGAGTACGAATGTAATCAGGGTAATCATAGCATGATGGGATTCGAAGATGAAACTTCATACCAAACATATCAACCATGGAGAACTCTTAGAAGATAATGGCTTACAAATATGATGAGGATGATGTAGCAGACATTATGACTATGGAAATTAAGTATAATGATCTAGGTCAGATGACTGATTCTAAGGGTAATGTTTTAGGACCAATAAGACCTATACCTCCACATGATCCTAGCAAACCTCCTAAACTTAGAAAACTTAAAAAGAAAAAATAATGGCAGGCATTACACAAACTATCCCAAGCTTTGTTTCTGGGATTTCAGAGCAGCCCGATCACTTAAAATTCCAAGGACAGCTGACAGATATTGTTAATGCGATACCTGATATAACACTTGGATTATATAAAAGACCGGGTGCTAAACGTATAGGAACTACTCCTTTGCCTAATGTGCAGAGTGGTGGTTCTTGGTTTCATTACTTTCGTGATGAGTCAGAAGGATCATACGTAGGTCAAGTAGCAGCTGATGGTCAGGTCAGAGTATGGCGTTGTAGTGATGGTACACAAATGACTACAAGCTATACACACGATGGAGTTAATCATCAGTCTACAGTAACTAATTATCTTGCAACAAGTGAACCAGAAAATTTACAGTTCCTTACTATTAACGACACTACCTTTATTTGTAGTCGTGATAGTTCTAACTCTAATACTTTAATAGGACAGACAGGTACTACAGCTGACAGACCAGAAGCTCACTGTGCTATGATCGAATTAATGAGAACAGAAAACGGTAGGCAGTACGGATTAAATATATTTGATGATACATCTACAGGAAACTTAACTACTATCAAGCGTGCTACTAAAGTAAAAATTACAGGCAACAGCTTTGACGAGTCAGACGGCTCAGGTCATTGCCCCGGTATAGGTACAGAGGTGTATGCTGTTACAGCTGCTGGAAGTTATGATGCTACAAGTAATATAGTACATGTAAAAAACAGCAGTGGTGCAACTATTACATCAGGTAAAACTAACCTAGTATTTCGTGCAACAGCTCTCGGTCAACAAGGTGTCAGCCCTAACTATAGTGCTAGTAGCAATGGACCGGGTGGACAAAACTACAGATGTAGCTATAATTTAGAAGTAACTTTATTACATGGTGGTGAAGGCTGGGATGTTGGTGATGTTATACGAGTCAATCCAGAACATGCTTCTGAAGCAAATAGTTCAGATGGTCAGGCTTATTTAGATATTAGTATAACAGAAATAGAAACTACACAAGTTAAAGCTACATTATCAAGTAACGGTGACGGACTTATTAGACCTACGCCTACGCCTTTTGATGCAGATACAGCAGTTACAGCTGACACTATTTTAGCTGGTATTGTATCACAGTTACCAGCTGGTATATCAGCTAAAGTTATAGGACCGGGTATATATCTTTCCAGCTCCTCTGCATTTAACGTAGAAGTAGCAGAAGAAGATTTAATGAGAGTCTTTCAAAAATCAGTTAATGATGTAACACGTCTGCCTAATCAATGTAGACATGGCTATGTAGTAAAAGTATCTAATGCTAGAATGTCAGATGAAGATGACTACTACCTTAGATTTTCCGGAGAAAATAATTTAGATGGTGCTGGTTCTTGGAGTGAATGTCCAATACCGGGTATTACAGATACGTTGACTAACATGCCGTTAGTTCTACAGCGTACAGCTGCAACTACATTTACGGTTAGACCTTTTACATATCAAACACGTAGAGTAGGAGATAATAATACTAACCCTATGCCTACATTTGTAGGTTCACGTATTAACAAAGTATTGTTTTTCCGTAATAGATTAGCTGTCTTATCTGGTGAAAATGTCATATTATCTAGACCGGGTACGTTAGGAACCCCTGACTTCTTTATTGAATCAGCTCTGACAGTGTCAGCTAGCGACCCTATTGACATATCTGCTGCATCTATGTTTCCATCTGATATATTTGATGGTATAGAAATCAATGCTGGACTACTTGTATTTAGTACAAACCAACAGTTTTTACTGTCTACAGATGACACAGTATTAAATCCAGATACAGCTAAGTTAAGAAGTGTATCTACCTTCAATTATAATAAAGATATACCCCCTATATCACTAGGAACTACAGTATCTTACCTTGATAACTCTGGTAAATTTAGCCGATTAAATGAAATGGCTAACACATCTAGAGAAGGAGAGCCTGATGTTGTAGAAATTAGTAAACTAGTACCTACATTACTACCTAAAGACTTAGATTTATTTACTAATTCCAGAGAAAACTCTCTTATATTAATAGGTAAAACTAACTCTGACACAGTATTTGGCTATAAATATCTAGCTATAGGTGATAAAAGACAGCAGCAAGCATGGTTTAAATGGAAGCTCAACAATCCATTACTGTATCATTTTATTATAAATGACGAGTATTTCTTTGTAGATACAGATAATTTTTTACAAAGCATAAAACTTGTACAAGCTGACAGTGATCCTATTATTACACAAGATGATGTTAATTATCAAATACATTTAGATAATCATACTACTGTTGGTAATGGAAGTTATAGTGCAAGTACAAACTTAACAACCTTTACTAATCAATCAGACTGGATAGATCAAGTTACCACACCAAACTATGCTTTAGCTATAATTGATTTAGATACTAACTCAACTAGATTAGCAAGGTATGCTTTACCTACTGTAATTAACGGAGACGATTTTACAGTCCCCGGAGACTGGACTACAGGTACATTTACTATAGGTTATCTATACGAATACCTTGTTAAGTTTCCTAGAATTTATCCCAAAAAAGTACAGGGAGAAAAATCTTTTGCTGATGTTAACTCGTCACTTATTGTACACAGACTTAAGTTACATTTTGGTAAGATAGGTCTATACGAAACGACGTTAACACGCATAGGAAAAGATGACTATACAGAGATATATGAATCATCATTGTTAGATGAGTATGAGGTATCGGATGCACCATATTTAGAAGAGTATATCAAAACTATACCTGTTTACGAAAAGAATAAAAACGTAGATATTGTACTTAAATCAAGTCACCCAGCTCCAGCTACCCTAAGAGCTATGGCATGGGAAGGTGACTACTCACCATTATTTTACAAACGTGCCTAATTACATACACCCAATCACAACTGAGGCTGCCATTAAGGTGGCCTCCAACCTACGTCCAGACGACCTCAGAGAGGTGACAGAGGGTCACGGGTTAGATCCTATGATCTTCTTACCTATGGCTGCTCAGGAAGGCTCTGCTGTGTATTTCACAGTACCAGACGGCAAGACTGCCGGACTAGCCGGAGTAGGAGAAGGCGGAGTAATCTGGATGTTATGTACACCAGAGATAGAACGCTATCCCATTACATTTGCGAGAGAAGCCAAACGGTATGTCGATAGCCGTGAAGAGCCACTCTTGTGGAACATAGTAGACTGTAGAAATACAGTACATTTAAAACTGTTAAAGTTTTTAGGTTTTAAGTTCCTACGTAAAGTCAGGAATGGACCATATAATTTAGAATTTATAGAATTTTGCCGTGTGCGTAGATGCTAATGCCGCAGCTAGAAATGCTGCGAAACAACGATGGATGGAGAAGGATGCTAAGTATCGTTCAGAGTCCCTAAAATTTTGGAACAGAGAAACTTCTGCTGTTCGTGGTATGCAACGTGCTGCCACAGGTTATAGTCGAGCTATTAGTAATGACTACCAGCGAGCCTTGTATGTACAGGGTCAAGCTAGGAAAGCTTACCAAGCAGGCTTTATAAAATATCAACAAACAAAAGGCTCAGTCAATGAAGGTGGTCGAGATAGACGATCCGTAAAGAAAGGATTAGTTGCTCTAACCAGAGCTAGAGGACAGCTAGATAATGCTGTACAGAAAGAGTTTGGAGTACAGATGCAGAGACGTTATCGAGCAAGATTAGCTCAGATGCAGAACTTCCAAGCTAAAACAAGAGAATCACTCGGTATACGACCAGAGTATGGTGCTCCAGTTATGATGCCTCCATCTGATAGACTCAGTGGTGCATTAAGTATTGCAAGTACTGTAGTTAGTATTGCAAGTGGATTGGGAGGTTTAGGTATGTTTAGTAGTAGTGCTAGTGCTGGTTTAAATACTACAGCTAGCCTTTCTAGTATAGGAGCTGGTGCTCAAGGACTTGCCGGAATTAACGCTTTATCACCAGTTACAGCTGGAGGTGGTATATTAGGATTAGACGCTGGCTTTGACGGATTATTTAATTCAATAGTATCATGACACAATCTTATTTTGAATATCTAGGAAGACAGGAAGCTGCTCCCTTTACTAACGAAAAGTTAGACTATGAAAAAACAGAACCTGATCTAACTAAACAAGTCAATGCACAGATTGACAAAAATATACAAGACCGTAAAGAGTTTTTTGCAGCAGAAATAGAACGCTACAATAAAACTGTAGCTGGTAAAACTGCTAAAAATTTGACAGGTCTTTACAATCTTACTGTTACTGGTAAAGCTTATCTAGCAAAACGTCAAGAGTATGCAGAAGATAGAAAGGCTTTTGACGAATTACAAGATATTTACAACGATCCTGAGAAACGTGGGACTTATGCTACTGTTGAAAAAAACATTGAACAAGTAGAAGGTGAGCTTAGAAATGACGAAGATGTAGCAATAGCTAGAATCGAAACTACTGGTAAAGATCCAGAAACTAATGAAGTTGTCTCAGGTACACAGTTATTAGATTTTAAAAAGACTATAGCAGCTGAAGAGTTTTTAAATGGTAGACACGCATCAAAAAGCATGTCAACCTACTGGCCTATATATTTAGGCATAGCTAAAGAAAGCTTGACTTACAATAATAAGTTATATGCTGACTTAACATTTTCAGGAAAGCAACAGTGGATGAAAGTTGCAGGGGCTAACTTTGTAGCTATGTTTGCTAAAGCTAATCCTAAAATGACGGAAAGTCAAGTCATTAATAACTTTATGCCTAACTTTGATAAAACCTCAAAGTCATGGGCTGGACAGTCTTACGATGTAGAAAATAAAGCTGTTAACAGCTTACGTTCTAATACATCTACTCAAAACTATTTTAATGCTATTAAAGTAGCAGCTGAATCATATAACAATCCTAATATTAAGTCTAGCACTATTAGCAGTGTTTATAGTAAAGCTGGTTTTATACAAAATAAAATAGAAATACTTAAGGCTACTGGCGATCCTAACCCAGCTCAAACAGCTAACACAATGTGGACTAATATGATTCTTGAAGGTATTAAACAAGATCAGTTTACTGAACAAGATATAGAATATTTATTATATCAAGATAAGTTTGTAGCTGCACAACATAAGGGCACTGGTAAGTTATCTAATTACTACGATATACAACCTAAAAATGCTAACAGAATAGCACAGGCTTTTATAGAACAAAATACAAAAAACAACAGAGCTTCAGAACAGAAAAGAATTGATGATCTAAAGAAAAGACTTTTAGATGGGCAAGAAGTTCCAAGAGATATACTGACTACATTTAGTAATGAAGATCTAAGAACTCAAGCAGAGGAAGCGTTAGCAGCTGGTGAAGTATCTGAATTTAACAGACCAGAGTTTAAATTAGTTTCTGGTTTATTTGAAGGTTTATCTTTAGAAAGAGCTAAAACGATAGCTGGTTTAAATGGTGATCCTAAGTTAATACAGGATGATGCTTGGAGACTTACTACATCTAAAAGTGTATACGATCAAGCTGGTGATTACTTTAAAAAAAGATACCAGTATTACTATAATCAAAGTGGTGACAGAGATTCTGCACTACAAAAAGCACAGAAAGATACAACTGATGCTATGGGTAATGGGGACTTTGACAATGTGTTAAGTGATATAATTGAAGATACTAAAATTGCAAAAGCTCAAAAATTAGTACAGTTATATAGAGACAGTAATGGAACAGCTATAAATTCTGGTACTTTACTAGAAGGTGAAGAAGATCCTGTGCTAAATGCTGAAGGTTATTTTAATGGTACAGAAGATAAACTAGATCATACATGGACTTTACTAGCTAGAGGATTTCCAAACAAAGGTCCGCTAAAGCTAGCACATGATAGATTAGTTAAACTTGGTAGGATTAAACCTATACCAGCATTAATGTATAATCCAGATGTTAAGGTATTAGATAGCCCATTGTTAAATCATAAAAACAATGCTACTAAAACTATAATAGCAGCTGAAGATGGTCTAACTAATAGTGAAAACTATAACGAAATGTTAGGTGCTTTAGAAACACCCAATCAAGTAAAAAATGGTGGCATAGATGCTATTAAGGGTCCAGACGGGAACTACGTTACAGAGTTACCATTAGGTAAACCTTTATCTCAACACACTATACAAGAAGTATTTGAGTTAGTTCAAGATGGCTACACAAATATTGGTTTATATGATATGACTCCTACTGCACTAACACAAGTGTTTAGTTCTAACATAGGACTCATTGACTTTACTAAACCATTTGATC